GCGGTGAACAACCATCCGCGCCTTATGCCAGAAGCCATGAACGGCCTGTTCTTCATGTCGAATTCGGTCACGGCACGTGGCATCTCATGGAGGTGGGATTCCGCGCCAACGATTGTACCGGGCCAGAGCTTCCAGGTTGATGGTGGCGCGCCGTTCGGTGCGATTGTTGGCGTGGTGCGCTTCACCGGCCCGGTGCCGCGCAACAGCGAACCTGGGCTGACGCCCGCCACGCAGGCGTGGGAGATTGTCAGCCAGCCGCCGGGTAATCCGTTCACCATTTCAATGGGTGGTGTGCTCAAGCTTGCTGGCAATCCGCCAGCCGCAGGCACGTCGCAGGTAGTGCTACGGTGCCGGACCTATAATGGCAACAGTGCGACACCGTTGCTCTCTGACCCGGTGGCCGTGGAAGTGGTGACCACGGCCGTTGCTGCGCAGATCACCAACATTGCGCCTGCAAGTCCGCAGGATGTGATTGAAGGTGTGCCCGTCGGCACGGTGATCTACACCGTGACAGTGCGCGGCAATGCGCCAATCACGCCAAGCATCACCAGTGGCAACACCACGCTGTTCGAGTTCATCTACTCAAGCGGCAACGACTTCGTTGTGCGCACCAGGGCACCACTGACGGGCGCGATTGGCACCTATCCGCTGACGCTGCGCGTCGAGAACGCACACGGTTCCAACACGGCAAACGTGTCGATTGGTGTGGTGGCGAACGCCCAGCCGGCCATCATCACGCCAGGGCAGACTGTGACGTTGTTCGAGTCCTTGACACCACGGGAGGCGGAGCAGCCGATTGCCTACACTGGCGACCCGCCATCGAGCGCCATTATCACGGCGGGCGATGGTGGCGTGTTGGCATCGCCGCTGACCATCACAGGCAGCACTGTTCGACTGTTCTCGTCGGCACCGATCCGTCGGCGCCTCCTCTCGCAACTCACACCAACTGTGCAGATGCTCAACGCGGCGAACTTCGACAACCCATCGAGCGCAACCGTGACGGTGAACATCGCGCATCCTTGGGTGCATCGCACGGTTGCACCGAGTGTGGTCTATATCGGTGTGTGGTCCATCGCACGGCGTGTGGTGAGCACCTACACCGGCCCGCTGATCCGCATCCGCCGCGCCTCCGACAACGCCGAGCAGGACATCGGTTTCGTCGAGAGCGGTGGGCACTATGTGCTGGATGAGAACGCGGTGACGAGCTTTGTCGGCTCAAGCGACTGGTTCATTCGCACAATCTACGACCAATCGCTGGGAGGGGTGAACCTGGAACAGACGAACACATCGTTGCAGCCGATCGGTGGCACCGCAGGTGGGTTCAACCGGGTTGGCTCGAACAATCGTGTTGGAGCACAGTTCGGATCGAACCGACGCCTGGCCGGTACGTTCAGCACGCTGCCTGTGGGCAACATGCTTGGTGTGATGGTTAGCGGTCGCACTGGTGTGGTTGGTACTGACTGGCAGGCGCCGATGTCTATTGGTACCGGACCAACTAATGGCCAAACGTTGAACATTACTCTTGTCGAAGTAGGCAAACCGCGCGTTCGCTATGGTAATGGCGCAGTAACGCACTCTACTGCTCTGGCTGCCAATCAGGCTTTCGTTATCTATGGTCGCTTCCTCAGTCAAATCAATCATCCTGACCGTTATCGGATCGGCTTCACTGGGCAGGCAGTAGAGAACGGTTCTGGGGGCAACATTGGGCTTCTAATCGATAACCAGGAGGTCAAGCTCGGCGTGGCCAGTCCGAATGACACCCCATTCCTCGGCCGCTTGTCGGAGCTGGTGTTGATCAGTGAGATTCCGGCCGGACCGCAGGAAGCCGATCTCTACAACGCGATGGGTGCGTTCTTGGGAGTCTAGCAGAGGTTGCAGCCTTCGCCAGACTCTGATACAGATAAACTGCCCGGAAGTCCCGGGCGTGGCTGACGTTTCTCCTCCCTACCCGGGCCGCGCAGCACACGCTGCGCGGCCTCTCTTCATGGAAGAGCGCCAGGCTTCGACTGTCGCCTGGCACCAGCACCAGCCGTCACGCGGTCGATCATAAGCGCCAGATAAGCGAATCCCGACATCCTAGCGGTCGAGTCGTTGCGCGTCACTATACTGATTGATTCGGGCAGCGCTCGCAGAAAGGCCGTCACTGTAGCGGCTGCTTCTCGCGAAGCATCGCTGCCCGGAGCATTGCCCGTCTCGCCACGTGCGCGACAGAGTTCCAGCGCCGCTGCATCGAGAGCGGCGCGGACCTCATTGATGCTTGCGTATTTCATGCCGACCTCCTTTAGCGTTCGATACACGTGGCGGCGGATGCTCAGCGTGCCAAGCGGCAGCCTGGGCTAGCCAGGCTGCCACGTCCTCGGGCACGCGCGCAGCATCCCGAGCCCACCGCCGCACGCGCGTCTCATCGACACCTAGACGGCGGGCCAGCTCGCGCTGGGACCATCCAATGGTCCGCAGCGCGTCAGCCAGCGTGCGGGTGGTCATCGGCGTTCGCACCCATGCCGTACTGCGCGTAGTGCTTGTCCTTGTATACGGAGACGCCGGCCTCGATCGCGGCCAGCGCTCCGGCGTCGAAGGCCTCTTCGGCCTCGCGGTCATCAAACCGCCAGCGGCGCTTCTGGTGCTCGCGCACCAGTTGCCACCACACGTCGAAATGCCAGTCCCGGTCAGCCGCCATGCCAGCGGCCCAGGCCTCGTAGTCAAGCCGTTCGATGGCCTTCTTTTCGAGATGGGCAGCAAGCAGCCACCCGTCTTCGAAGGCTTCCTTAAGATCCGGATCGGCCTTGTAAACGTCTGGGATCTCGTCCGGCCACTCCTGCATGTCGTCGTCCTCCTTCCGATGGTTGATAGTGCTCACCAACCGCGCAGCACGGGCCAGAGCCCGTCCCAGTGCTGCGCGGTAGGGCAGCCGTAGGCGCGGTTGGCCGCGCGGTCGGCCGCCGCCTGCGCCTCGGCCCAGGCCGCAGCTAGGCCGGTCATCGGCGCGTCAGCGTCGGTCGTCAGGTGCTGCCGATAGGCGCGGTACGCCGCGCCGTAATCGGCGACACCGTGGCGGTCGAGAACGCGCCGCGCAGCGTTCTCGGCTGCCCACTCGCACCGCAGTTGCTTACCGCGCGGCTGCGGCTCGCCCCCGGGCCAATCGATGGCGAGCTGCTGCATGGTCCGCCTCACCGCGCGGGCAGTTGGGCGGCGATCTCTCCCGCCCATTCTGATACCTCGTGCAGGAGCTGGTCTGGGGTGATTCGGCCCTGGCGGAGGCATGCTGCCTTCCACGTCCGCCGGGGTGATCTCCACCCCGGCATACTCGGCCGCTGCAAGGATCGCGTCTAGGAGGGACGCGCTCAGCGGGGCCTCGTCGGCCCACGCCCGCCCGGCGAAACCGTGCCGAGCGAGGTCGCCACACGAGTATTCGATGTTCTCCGCAATGAACTCGTGCAGCCCATAGGGCTGCGGTTCGTCGCGGCCAGCCCAATAGCCGACCGCGCCCATGTGCAGGGCTGCGCCCCGCACAAACGCCCAAACAACGTCGAACGGATTTTGGTGCTGCATGGTTCTTCTCCTCCTTTCCTTGCCCAGCCCGTCGCCAGGCTTCGGTGTTTACATGCCGCATTGTGCGGCGGCCCTCAATCGCAAAATGCGGCGGCTAATCTTGAGCTCCTGACTGACCACGCCGCTTCGGCAGACGCGGCGGCGGGTCTTCAAGCCTTCGAAACAGCCACGCCAGCACCTCGGCAGGCGGTTGCGCGCTGCCGTCGCACCAGCGGTCCACGGCGGACCGAGTTCGGCCGGTGGCGCGCGCAAGCCAAGGACGGCTGACGCCTGCCGCCCGAAGCATCGAAGCGAAGAGGGTCATGGCGCGCCAGTCTCGGCGCGAGCGGCCTCGATGACAATTTCCATAGCGTCAGCCAGCGCTGCCGAACACTCGCACCACTCTGCCAGCAGCTCGCCGAGGTGCCATTCCTCGATGCAGTCGGCTGCCAGCTCCTCCGGCGCTTCGTCAAGCGTCTCGGGATATGGGCGCTCGCGCCCGCCGTAAATCCAGGCGGTCGCGACCGCCGCAAGAGCGTCCTCTACAGTGCTGTAGCTGGTGCCCTGGAACTCGTAGCTCATCGTCCTCTCCTCTCTCTTTCGTCCGCGCTATCCGCGTCCGATGTGTGTGATATAGCGCGCGCGCCAGGCGGATGCAAGCGGATTCGCGCAAGCCGAAATCACGAATTATTTCAGACCGGCTGCGCGCGATCGCTCACAGGCGGCGATCCTTCAAGATGTAGAGCGCGCCGCTTTCTAGCTTGGCCCGGCGGGCGAGATAGTGCGCCGCCTCGCGAGCGGTGAAATGCTCGGGCATGTGCTGGATGTGGCGCCGCTCATTGCGCTCCACGTAGGCGGCACAGCGCGCCACCAGCTCGGCGGACTCGTCGCGCTGGCACGACACCCAAACACCGGTGCGGATCAGCTTCGCGTCGGGGTGCGGCATCCATTCCCGCACCGGGCTGTGCGCGCCGCCGCTGCCGACGCTGCCAGGATCACTCGCGACGACGCAGGTGCCATCCGGCAGCAGCCACAGATCGGCCTCCCACGCGAGGTCAATTGAGCCGTCGAATCGACGGTCCTCGAACCTCCGCGCGACCGCCTCGACCTCGCTGACCAGCGGGCCATCCGTCCACCGGACGTAGATGGACGCCCCGCCCGAATAGGTCTTGCTGCGGACGCTGAACTTGACGCCAGGGAACGCCTTGGCGAGCGCAGCGCGGACCAGCCTCGCTGTTTCGGCCGGGCGGAGATAATGCGTGGTGATAGTCTTCATCTCGACGGCTCTTCCTTTTTCTAGCCGGGCAGGATGCCTCGGCTTCATGGGCGCTAATATACGCACTCTGCGGCATGATGCAAGCGCAAACGCAGACATCTGGATCAGGCCTACCTAGCCGGGGCTGGACTGGCAGCGCTCCATTGCGGCCAGCACGTCCTCGCGCGCCGCTGCAGGCAGCGCACGCAGGAACGCGTCGATGATACGTGCAGTCTCCTCCTCGCGCGCCTCGCACGGGCCGTGCATGTCACCGTGCCGCGTCTCGTAGCACTCACCCTCGCAGATGCACCATGCGCGCGCGGCCGCGAGAAGCGCTGCTCTCATCCGGTCTTCATCGTCCGCATCGATCATGCCGCGCCTCCATCGATGACACGAAACCGCCGCAGCCGATCGTCTGCCGCCCACCGGACCGTCGGCGGGCGCCCCAGGCACGCCACCTGCTGCTCCAACGCCGCCGCCTGCTCGGCCAAGTCTGTCAACACGTATTGCAGCGCGCGCACTTCATCAGCAGTGAACACCCGGCCGCCCTGTTCGGAGTAGCGGCGGAAGTGGAACGCGAGCGCGTTGAGGTCCTTGCTCAGCATGTCTCGTGCTCCGTTTGTTAGAAGTCAACTTTCCAGACTTGAACATGAGGAAAATGCCCGCCGTGTTGACGAGCCAAACGCGAAGCGTCGCGCTTGGCGCGCCGCCACGCGGCGTCTTGGGTGCGGTGATAAGAGACCCCAAGGCCGCACACCCACGCTGCCCACGGCAGACGGCGCGGATTGAAAACCGCGCACAACAGCGGCTTCTTTTTGATCATGTCGACACCCATCGGTTTTCACACCTGCGCTCGCCTGATCCGCCGCAGCTCGGCTTCCATCTCGCGCCGCTCAATCTCAGCGTCGCGCAGCATTTCATCGGCGGCTGCAGTCAGATCCAGACGCCATGCAGGCGCGTTCGACGTCGGATCAACTACGATCGTGCAGACGTATTGACCTGCTTGATCAGCACGATCCTCGGCGACGGCCTCGACCGCGTACTGCTCCGCGACATGCAGAGTGATCTCGTATTTCTGCAGCGTGTGCTCCGCACGCCAGACGTTGATCCACACTGCCATTGTTGCCTCCTCTACGCTGCCTCACACAAAGCAATACGCCGCCCGATCCAGCGCATAACCAGAACGGCCATGCTGTTTCCTAGTGCCTTGTAACGAGGGCCATCGGCCGCAGCCTTCCCGCGATAAGGCACTAGTGTCCAATCATCCGGGAACCCTTGCAGACGCTCGCACTCGCGCGGAGTCAATATGCGAACGCCCTTGCGTTCAATCGCACTGTTCTCGTTGTCACGCCACGTATGAACTATGAAAGTGTTTTCGATTGCCGTTTTTTTGTCGCAGCCTGCTATCAAGCAGCGGGCAAGTCTTGGTGCGTCCCATCGGTGTTCGTTGTGGTCTGTGTCATAGAGATTTGTCGAAGCGCAATCGTTAGCGCTTGTCGAAACCACTTTCCTTGTCTGTTGTTTTTGTAAAGTAGATATGCGCAATCCTTCGCGCTCAAAAAGAACCGCTGCGGCACGTCGCCAGTCTCCAAGATATCCGACAACGAAGACACGACGACGACGCTGGGGCACTCCGAAATACTGAGCGTCAAGCACTCGGTAGGCGAACCCATACCCGCATTCGACCACGCCCCCGAGGAAGGCACCAAAGTCCCGTCCTCCGTTGCTCGACAGAACTCCGGGGACATTTTCCCACACGATCCAGCGGGGGCGAAAGCGATAAGCCAATCGCACAAACGCAAGGGCCAGGTTGCCGCGCTCGTCAGCCAATCCTGCTCGCAATCCTGCGACGCTGAATGACTGGCAGGGAGTCCCTCCAACGAGAATGTCAATTGGCTCATACTGGCCTGCCTCGATGGTGGTGAAGTCGCCATGGAGTGGAACACTAGGGAACCGATGCGCCAGCACGGCGCGCGGAAATGGTGCGATCTCTGCCATGAACGCATTGCGCCAGCCAAGCGAGTGCTAAGCGCACTCCGGCGCACCGATACCTGAGCAGACCGACCCTATTACCATGCGGCTTGCTCACTGAAATAGCTTATTCGTCCCATCGGCCGCGATCGCCTCTCTAGTCTCAGCCGACGCGACGACATCTTCCGTCGCCGTCGCCTGCACAATCGCGTCCAGTCGACTGCCGTTGCGGCGCGGCTGCGCTGGTGGCGCGCCAAGTTCAACGTCCTCGTCGATGCGTTCGACCGCCGAGACCAATCGCGCTACTGGATCACCGGGCCGATCAGTCGACAGCGGGAGGCGCTTGATCAGACGCCGCAGCACGGTTTTACGCGCCATCTCGCCCCACCATTGCGACCAGGCTGGGCCGTCCTTTGACCGCGACACCGCGCGAACCTGCTCGATCTCCGCACGAGACATGACCTCCGCTACCACCTCACCGGACGTCAACCGCGCGATCGCGTAGGCACCGATCGGCTTGCCTCGATCCTCAGCTAGCGACGGCACCGCGTGCTCGATCGGCCGTTCTGTGTCAGCAGGCCGCCACACAAACTGGTCGCGCTCATGCACGACTTGCGCTACCAGCGATCGAATCTGGCCCGAGTTGCGCGCGAGCATCATCAGCCCGCCGACCATCGGCATCCACTGCGCTTGCTCGCGGAAGCCGACGATCGCGCCCTGTCGGCCGTCAGGAAGCAGACCATCCTGCGCTGCTCTCAGGCACGCCATGAACAGGCTCTGTCGATTCAGGTCCAGCAGCGATGAGTTTGCCTGCACCGCCGTCAACACCACGCGCGTAAACTTTTCCGGTGTGATGTGCTCTGGCAACGCTGCTGCGATCTTGTCGCGTTGCGATTCCAGGATTGCGACAAACTCCGCAGCACGTTCTTTCGTTGTAAGTGCAGTCATTCTTCGGTTTCCTTCTGCTGTTTCACGATCAGTCGCACGCTTGCCGCGCGGCCAGGTAGATTCTGGCCGACCATCTCAGGCGTGATCTTACGCGCAGGCTGCTCCGGTACATAGACGGCGCTGACGCGATACGCGCCCGCCGTGCCGTAGCGGTGGCCGCCGAGCTTCGCAATCAATCGATTGCGCGCCTCGTCGCGCTGGCGTGTCAGGTCCGCAATCTGCGCGCTCAGTTCAAAATAGCGCGCAGCAAGCGCAGCGGCTTCATCATCACCGCTCCAGTCGGCTGGCGTCTCGTCCCGCGCTGCATCAGCCACTAGCGCGCGATACGTCGCGTCTGATCCGTCAGGTGCTGGTGGCCGGTTTTCTGCGATGGATCGCCAGAACGCATCCACGCGCCGACGAATCTCATTGTGGACGTCGAGTCGAGCAGCGTAGCGGTAAACGCGCAACTCATTCCCGCCGACCAGCGCAGCGATCGCGCCCCACTGGTAGCCGGTAGCAAGCAACTGCGCCTGGAGCTGCAGCAGGATGTGCAGCGGCGGTTCGCCGTCCCAACGTTCGCGATGCGTGAGCCAGTCGACGTTTTTCAATTCGAGCACCCCAGGGCCGGACGCTGCCTCACCAAGCGCGGCGCGATCGGCCGCGGTCGGCTCCGCAATGCATCGGTCAAGCGTTGCGCCGAGCCCGCCGCAGGTCGCGTATACACCCGGCGAGAGACGCCAGCCCTCACGTTCGGCCGCAGCCTCGGCGATGGCGTCTTCCAGTCGCAGTCCCCAGACGGCACGCTCCACCGTGACATCCGGCGGTTCCATGCGGCCTGCCTTCACCATCCATAGCGCGTAGATGCCCATTGCGTAGGCGGGCTGCGCGCCGAACAGCGCGGCGACCTCCGAAGCCCCAATGTGTTGGCGTCGCAGCGTCAGCCACTCCTCTCGATCCGCAGGGATCGGGCGAATAGTGCGATCGAGGTGTTGGGTTCTCTCCTGGATCATGGCTCGCTCCGCATCTCAGGTTCTCTCATAGGTGACGGCTCGCTCTCCGAAGTCGATTCTATCCTGTGTCACGGCTCGCTCCGAGCAATCGGTTCTCGCAACCACTTCGGCTCGCTCCATGCATACGGTTCTCTCTTCGATCCCGGCTTGCTCATCTTCCACTATCCTCTCCGAACCATCGGCTCACTCCTTCTCAGCGGTGCTCTCTGGTTCTGCGGTTCGCTCACCGCTGACGGTCCTCTCACGAAACGCGGCTCGCTCGCGATTGACGGTTCCCACTGACGTAGTGGCTCACTTGCGATGAGCGGCACTCTCCGCGCTGACGGTTCGCACCCTGCATCCGGCTCTCTCAAAGCTGACGGCTCGCTCATCACATCCGGTTCTCTTCGCCGGCTCGACTCGCCTGAGCGCTGCGGTTCTCTCGGGTCATCCGGCTCGCTCCTTGTTCGCGGCTCTCTCAATGGCTGCGGCTCGCTCTTTCTCCCCGGCGCTCTCGCCCGTAGCGGCTCGATCTCCACGCGCGGTTCTCTACGCAACATTGGCTTGCTCAGACCCTCCGGTTCTCTCCGCGACTCCGGCTCGCTCACAACCGACGGTTCTCTCTTGGATTGCGGCTCGCTCAGCGTTGACGGTCCTCTCGCTCGAAGCGGCTCGCTTAAGCGGTGCGGTTCTCTCCCGCGGCTCGGCTCGCTCCCCCCTATCGGTGCTGTCGCATAGCGCGGCTCGCTCCGGTTCGGCGGTTCTGTTTCGTGGCTCGGCTCGCTCTCACACGCCGGTGCTCTCCCTATGACTGGCTCGCTCCTCATCCGCGGCGCTCTCTAGACACGCGGCTCGCTCGATGCGCATGGTTCTCTCCGAGCTTCCGGCTCGCTCGCGGTCCCTGGTTCGCTCCGCATGCGCGGCTCGCTCTCGACCCGCGGTTTTCTCGGGTCATCCGGCTCGCTCCCGATGCTTGGTTCTATCATGCGGCAAGGCTCGCTCTAGCGCCATGGTTCTCTCCACCATCCAGGCTCGCTCGACAGTCACGGTTCCCTCTACAACATTGGCTCGCTCGCTCGCCCCGGTTCTCTCGCCCTACCAGGCTCGCTCAGGAACAACGGTTCTCTCGCCATCGCGGGCTCGCTCTCGCACCACGGTTCTCTCTTTCGCAAAGGCTCGCTCCGCGTTTCCGGTTCTCTCGAGACGCATGGCTAGCTCGCAACCGTTGGTTCTCTCACGTCTCACGGCTCGCTCAGCGCTACTGCATCGGCCAGTTCGGCGGGCCAATGTAATGCGCATGGCCCTTGATCGCGATGATGTACGGCTTTGGCGGCGGCTCGCCGAACGTCACTTCATACATGACGTGGTGCAGGTGTGCAAGAAACAGCTTGACGGCGTATCTCTCCGCGCGAAGCTGGATACGCGCTGGCGGTAGACGACCAGCCTCGTAGTGCTTCCGCGCTTCGGTATCGGCACCGAATCGCTTAGTCCGAAGCGCTTCGGCTGCCTGCTCGGCGTAGTCACCTGCTTCGTTTTTCGCGATCTCGTAGGCTTTGCGGGCTTTGTAAATCTGGCCGTAGAAAGCGTCGTCTTGGTTCGACACCTTCACGAACGACTGGCCAGCTTTCCAAGCCACAAGCTTCAAAGCGGCGTTCCACGGGCGCTTCTGGCCCTTCTCCCATTTCACCGTCGGATCAAGCCCAGCGAACCGCCAGATATGCCCGACCGTCGGCGCCTTGCGGATGTCAATGTGCGCAAGCAGTCCCGCTGAGATTACCGGACCGATGCCCTTAACAGTCATCAGCCACGCGCCCACCGGATGGTGCTCGACGTAAATGCCGAGCGTGCGCCTAATCTGCGCCTCGATGCGCTCGTGCCTTTGCGCCAGCCATTCAAGCATGGCGTGCGGCGCGCCTTCCTGCACACAAGCGCGGACTTGCGCGGCATCGCGGATGCGATCCTGCTGCATCTGGTAGTACGCCGCCACCAGATACTTTGCTTCGCGATCGCCGAGCGTCTTGCAAGCCTCTTTGAGATCGCGAGTGAGCCGCCACTCGGCAGCGTCGTCGATCATTTCCATCGTTCTCTCCGTGGTTCTGTCTCCGGCACTCTTACACGCTGCGGCGCTAACCCATCATCCGCGCCAGCCACCGTTGCGCGACAACCGCAACCGGCTCCGGCTTAGTCGGCGCATCATTAGTCAGCTTCGGCGTGCGCTCTCTCGCCGCGTGCTCGATAATCCCAAGCACGCCGAGTTCGTGCACCGCCCGGCGCTGCACCTCTTCCGGCAGATAGTTGACGCGACGGATCGCAGCGTCAATGGAACGCGATGCGCGCCGCGCTGACCGCGCGATATGTTTCCGAGCCGCAGGCGCGACAACAGCCACAGTGCGTTCCGCGTCCAAGCGCTGGTATCCAATGCCGCGCACGTTGGCAAACACCGCACCCGCTTCGCGCTCCACGAAACGTCGCGCGGTGGCAATGATGTGGCGATGCTTCCTGATATCACGACCGATCGCTGCCGACATAGCGTCGAGGCTGACAGTGTCGCCGATCGGGCACGCGAGAAGCAAGTCCGCGATAGCGCGGGTGTCGGCAGAGAGTTCAGTTATAAGCATTTGGACCTCCTAGCGTTGGTTGATGAGGCGTTGCGTTGCGATGCGCGGCGCCGCGTGGCGGGGCGGCGCGAAGCGGCGCGGCACGGAGCGCTGCGCTGCGGCGCGGAGCGTTGCGCGGCGCGGCGTGGCGCGGCGATGCGGAGCGATGCGGCGCGCGGCGCTGCGCTGCGGCGCGGCGCATCAAGCCACCAGCGACCGGTTGTCGGTCCATGCTACCGACTTGATCCGAAAACGGCCATTCGTTCCGCCCTTCTCGGGCCGAAACCGGCCAATGCCGATGAACATTCCCGCGATCTCCACCATCTCGCGGAACACATCCTCCGTAATGATCGGATCAAGGATGAACACGTCAAACGTCGTCTCCCAAGATGGAATGATTGGGAAACGACGCGGCACACGCTTACCACTGCCGCGCACACCGTCCGCGTTCGCGCTGATCGTCACGCACTGCACTTCATCCGGGCTGACATTGAGCGCGGGGTCTTCCGGGATCATCAAACCTGCCGTGAACTTCGCGGTCCACGTGGCCTTGCCCTGGCCTGGGATCTGCCGCTTGGAATACTTGGCAGCAGCCGCAATCGCCTGGTGTAGGCCGTGCGCAGGTATCACCACTACCCTGCGGCCGTTACGCTCGGCGATGTTCATCTTCGCGCGCCAAGTGCGCGCGTCGTAGGCATCGCGGCTCTCGCCTTCCAGCATCGGCTCGTCGTGCTGGCGAGATTGCGAGTAGGGCGACAGGCTTTCAAGCGTCAGGTGTGCTTGAGTAAACCTCATGTGTTACCTCCGTGCGTTGTTAGGACGTTGCGTTGCGAGGCGGGGCGTGGCGAAGCGGGGCGGCGCGGCGCGCAGCAGGGCGTTGCGCGAAGACGCGACACGTTGCGTCGCGAGGCGTGGCGATGCGGAGCGGAGCGACGCGCCATGGTGCCGCTTGGCACCCCAGACCGTCCGAAGACCAGGCGGTCGGAGGTGCCAGCCCCCGAAGGAGCTGGCCGTTGCGTCGAGTTGCGGCGCCGAGCGACGCGTTGCGATGCGCAGCGGCGCGTAGCGACGCGACGCGAAACGAGGCGCAGCGCTGTTATCCCGAGCGGACGCATGCAGGCTATCACAAATCGCGCGCTGCCATGTGCATCCGCGCTTCTCCGCACGATCGGTTGATCATGCGGGTCAACGCCATGAACTGTTCCTCGCACTGCTTTGTGCGAGCGAAGACCGTCAACACGTCGTGGCCGTTGACGGCGATCGTCAACCAGACCACGTCTTCGAACCTGCCAGTGTCGTCTTCCTTGCGATGCACCAGCGCACTTACCTCGTGCGCGTTGTGCACAGACACCATTATATTCGGCTGTTCCGGCGGCATGCGTCCTCCATTCGTTCAGCGCGTCACAGCGACGCGCGAACCAGATTGCGAAAATCGCAGTTGCATGTCAATGCGATTTTCGCACATTCTGCTCGGCAGCAGTCAGTTCGAGAGTGACGCAAAATGCGGCGCAACGGCACCGCGACCACACCAGCAGCACGAGTAATCCAGCTCTTTGGCGGCACCGAAGCCGTCGCAGCCATCGTCGGCCTAAGCGCATCGCGCGTCTATCGCTGGACACGACCGCGATCGCGCGGCGGCACAGACGGCCTCATTCCGTCTCGATATCAACCCATCCTGCTCGCGGCCGCGCGCAAACGCGGCATCGCGCTGACGCCCGCCGACCTGGTGCCCGACTGGCACACATGATCACCCTCCGCCCCTATCAGCAGGACGCGATCGCACGCCTACGCGCGGCCTACGCTGCAGGCGCGCGTGCGCCTCTGCTTGTGATGCCGACCGGCGCAGGCAAGACCGTGGTCTTCGCGCACATTTGCGGGTCGATCCTCGCACGCGGCCGCACCGCCCTTGTCCTGGTGCATCGCCGCGAGCTGATCCGCCAAGCTTCCGCGAAGCTCCACGCTGCTGGCGTCGCGCACGGCATCATCGCGCCAGGCTGGACACCAACGCGCGATCCGATCCAGGTCGCGTCAGTCCAGACGCTGCAGCGCCGTCTCGCGACCCTGCCATTGCAACACGTCGACCTAATCGTGATCGACGAGGCTCACCACGCCAACGCCCGATCGTGGCATCGGATCATCTCCGCGTTTCCGAACGCACGTCTTCTCGGCGTCACCGCGACGCCCGAACGGCTCGACGGCAAGGGTCTCGGCACACACACTGGCGGCTGCTTCGACGCGCTTGTCGAGGGGCCGTCCATCGCTGAACTGGTGCGCGACGGCTATCTTGTGCCAGCCAAGATATACGCGCCTTCTGAAGCCCCGGACCTCTCGCGTGCTCGCGTGCGCGCTGGCGACTGGGCGCGCGACGACCTCGAACATCTGCTCGACCGCCCGCAGATCGTCGGCTGCGCCGTCGAACACTACGGCCGACTGTGCCCTGGTCAGCCCGCGATCGCGTTCTGCGTATCCGTGCGCCACGCGCACGACGTCGCCGCTGGATTCCGTGCTGCAGGCTGGCGCGCTGCCGCCGTTGACGGCACCATGGGCACCGCCGAGCGCGATCAAGCGATCGCAGGCCTCGCGGACGGATCGGTGCAGGTGCTGACGTCGTGCGACCTGATCTCCGAGGGCCTCGACGTGCCTGCCGTCAGCGTCGTGATCCTGCTGCGGCCAACCATGAGTCTTGTCGTCCACATGCAACAGATCGGGCGTGGTATGCGCCCGGCCGCAGGCAAGCCATCATTGATCGTGCTCGATCACGCTGGCAACATGCTGCGCCACGGTCTGCCAGACGAGCCGCGCGCGTGGTCACTGAACGGCGCGAAGGCAAGACGCGCCAACGCGACGCGCGCGCTGCCAGCGCTGAAACGCTGCCCGGCGTGCTTCGCCGTCCACAAGCCCGCGCCACGTTGTCCCGCCTGCGGCCACGTCTACGAATCCGACGCGCGGCATGTGCGCCAAGTAACCGGCGAACTAACGAAGCTCGATCCAGCTCGCATCGCCGCGTTGCGCAGCACGCCGCTGCGAGCACTGCTGCGCAACGCCCGCACCGAAGCCGAACTCCGCGCGATTGCTGCAGCGCGTGGATACAAACCTGGTTGGGTATGGCACATCCAACAGAAACGGAAACAGCGCGCATGACGTCCGAATCGGACTTGCTACGCATGACGCTCGCCACACTCGGAGCGCGGCCAGATGTCCGGCTGTTCAGGAACCACGTTGGTGCGGGATGGACTGGACGTGCAGTCACGTCATCATGCGGCAGCCTAGTCATGCTATCGGACGCGCAACGCTGCACGTTCGGCCTCGCACCAGGCTCCTCCGACCTGATCGGCTGGCGGTCGATCGAGATCACGCCAGACATGGTCGGCAAGCGCGTTGCCGTGTTTGTCGCTATCGAAACCAAATCACAGCGTGGCCGCCTCACACCAGAACAACGCGCGTTCCTCGAAACAGCCAAGCGCATGGGCGCGCTTGCTGGCGTCGCTCGATCCGTCGAAGAGGCTACAAACATCCTGGAGGTGCTAACATGACTAACGAACTCGAACAACTGATCCGTCGCTGTCTCAACACACTGTGGCACCTGGCAAGCACTCAACCGCGCACTGAGCGCGAACGTCTGGTCAAGCTAGAGACGTCAATCATCTGGTCGCACGTCGCGCACGCTCTCAAGCGCGCGGCCGAACGGGAGCAACCGCGCCATGAATGACCGACGAGCGCTGCAAACAGAGCTACTTAAGGCAATCCTGATCGAGATCGAGCTGCGCGAAGCAACCGCTGCCGACGCCCTGATCGCGCTGACAGCGGCGCTGGCCTCCTGCATCGAGGCCGCGCTCGAACAAAACGGCAAACCGAACTACGCCGCGAAGTGCGCTCTTGATCTGCTGATCGCGCGATTGAACGCAATCCGCCACAAACACTAACTGGGAGATCGTCATGGCGCACGACGTCGACTTCGACGCGATCGCACGCGCCGCCTTGAACGCAGCCGACAGCTTGCTGCACCGCTGGCTGCCAGGCGGACGGCGCATCGGCGCCGAATACGTAGTGCGCAACCCGAAACGCGCTGACCATCGACCTGGATCGTTCAAGATCAACACGCAAACCGGCGTGTGGGCTGACTTTGCTACCAATGAACGCGGTGGCGACCTGATATCCCTGCGCGCTTGGCTCGACAACACGTCGCAACTCGACGCTGCTCGCGCTATTGCTGCTGAACTGGGCATCGCGACGGTCAACGGCCACAAGCACGACGTCGCGTCCTGGCGCGCGATCGTGCCAGTGCCTGATGACGTGCCGCCACCGCCGACGCGGCACCACAAACTCGGCGAGCCAACGCACGTAGCAGAATATCGAGACGCCACGGGCCGCCTTCTTTGCGCGATTCACCGCTACGATCCGCCGGGCAAGCGCAAGCAGATTCTGCCGCTGACCTACTGCACAGACGGCAAACGCACTGAATGGCGCTGGCAAGGGCTGCCGAAGCCTCGCCCGCTCTATGGCCTTGACCTCCTCGCTGCGCGACCGGACGCGCCGGTGCTGATCGTCGAGGGTGAGTCTAAGTGTGACGCGGCACGGCGCCTCATTGGCGACCGCGTTGTCGTAGTCACTTGGCCAGGCGGTGCGCAAGCGGTCAAGCACGTCGACTGGTCACCCCTGGCAAACCGCACAGTGGCGATCTGGCCAGACGCGGATCAACCAGGCCTGGCCGCTGCCGACTGGATCGCCGACCGCCTAGTCAAGCTCGGCGCGCTCAAGGTTGGCATTGTCACGCCGCCTACTGGTGTTGCCGAGGGTTGGGACCTGGCAGACGCTGAGCGCGAGGGATGGACTGGCGATCGCGTGCTCGCGCACGTCCGCGCCCACACGGTGCGGCGAGACGCGCCTCAGGAACCTCCACCGGCCGACGATCCATTGCCTGACGTGCCGCCGCTATCCCCAGACGACGTGCACCAGCCCCTACAGCCAGCCGACGCGCCGTTCCGCGCGCTCGGCTACGATCGCGGAAGGTATTTCTTTCTGCCAGCCAGCGCGCAGCAGGTCGTCGAGCTTGGCCCGCGCGACGTTGATCGCATGGGATGCCTGCTGCAGCTCGCGCCGCTGAGCTGGTGGCAGACGTTCTACCCATCACGTGATGGAGTCGCCACGCGCGCCGCTGCTAACGATCTGATTCAGTCTTGCCACCGCGCTGGCGTATTCGATCCAGCGCGCGTTCGCGGACGTGGCGCGTGGCTTGATCAGGACCGCGTCGTCCTGCACCTCGGCGACCGCTTGCTTGTCGACGACATCGAATACGACGTGGCCGCGTTCTCAAGCGCGCACATCTACGAGCGCGCGCGGCCTCTTGCACTGCGACTGGGCGAGCCTTTCACAAACCGGGAAGCAGCGCGCCTAATCGACGTGTGCTCGCGGGTGTCATGGGAACACCCCGATGCAATGGGGCGACTGCTTGCCGGCTGGCTTGTGATTGCACCCGTCTGCGGCGCGCTCGCATGGCGGCCACACATCTGGATTACCAGCGAACACGGTGCCGGCAAGACCTGGGTGCTCGATAACATCGTGAAGCCGACACTCGGCGCAATCGCGCTTCACGTGCAGTCGAAAACAACCGAAGCTGGCCTGCGCGGAGAGCTTGGACTTGATGCACGGCCTATAGTATTCGACGAAGCCGAAACACAAAACACACGCGACCGCGACCGACTTCAGCAAATATTAGACCTTGCGCGGCAAGCATCCAGCGAAACCGGCGCAGCCATTTTGAAAGGCACACAAACAGGCGGCGTCAAGCGATACAGCATCCGCTCGTGCTTCGCGTTTAGCTCCATCAACGTCGGGCTGGCGCAAGCCGCCGACGAAAGCCGCACCATCGTCCTGTCAATCGTACCGCCATCCGATCCAAACGAGCGCAACCAGCGCTTCGCCGAGCTGAAAGCGCTGGTCGCCGACGTCATCACGCCAGACTTCTCGACACGCCTGCTCGCGCGCACGCTGAAACTGCTACCAACTCTGCGCGCGAACGCGGAGACCTTCGCCGCCGCAATCGCACGACACTACGGGTCACGTCGCCTAGGCGACACGCTTGGTGCAGTGCTGGCAGGCGCTTGGTCCCTGCGATCGTCACGACTGGTGTCAGTTGATGAGGCTGACGAGCTCGTCGCTGAGCGCGAGTGGGTGCGCACGACTGCCGAGCGTCACACAGCCGATCCGGACTGGTCACGCGCGCTTGCACATCTCGCGCAGATCGAGATTCGGGTTGCGAGCATCAACAGCGGCCGCCTCGAACCTATCAGCTTTGGCGAGATCGTCGCAGTGCTCACTGGTGCATCCAAAGACGCAAATCTAACACTGGAAGAAATACGCAAAGCCTTCCTCCGCGCAGGCGCGAAGATCGAAACAATCGACGGCCGCGACTACGTTGCGGTAGCAAAGCAGTCCGAAACCATCCGACGCGGGTTCGCTGGCACGCCATGGGAGTCAGCCTGGTCTGACGCTCTGCTCCGTGTGCCAGGAGCAGCACGGCATCCAGTCGGCGCACCGAGGTTCGGGGCATTCACATCACGCGCAATTGTGTTGCCAGCCGACAAATTCTGCTAACGTCGCGGCGAACCGGCCCCGTGTCACGGTCGACCATCACGCCGTACGTGACACCCAAGTGATTGATTCACAACAGTTTTGGTCAAAAATGTCACACCGGGCCGGTTGGAGCGTGACACCTAACCCATTGAAAAACCACGGTTGTCACGCTTGTCACGCTTGTCACGCTGAAACACACATATACACACACACGCACACGCGTACGCACGCACACGCGTACACGCACGCACGCGCACGCATATATATATATATCCTGTGACATGTGTGACAGTGTGACAACCTCGCCGAATCAATGGGTTAAGTGTCACACGTTGCGCTTCCGCAGCGTGACAAGTGTGACATCTTGAAAGTAAAGGAAAATCCGGCGCATGCCTAGGAAAAAGGCCGCTTTCAAACCAAAGACCCAGCAACAGCCAAACACGCAAGCGTCTCAAAAACGGCCGCTAAGTGGTTGGCTTCGCATACGCGACCCACACACCGGACGACACGTCACCGTCCGCCGCGCTCTGTCGCTGGTGGATGTGATGCTGCGATCGGGTTCGATCACAGACGCCATGGCTGCCGCCGCTGACCAGTTTCATACCGCATTCCGCGTCGCAGCGCTCGACCCGCTGCGGGCGCAGTCATTCGTCCGCGTGCCAGCCACCACCGGCGACAGCCTCACCGAGCGCGTCGAGGCAGCGCGCCACCGTGTCGCGCTGGCCATGGCCGCGCTCGGCGGCCAAGACAGCCCGGCAGGGTCTTGTGTCTGGCACGTGATCGGCTGCGAGACCTCGATTCGTGAATGGGCCGCAAGATGCGGCTGGAACGGCCGCCCGATGACTCACGCTCGCGCTCAGGGCGTGCTAGTGGCCGCGCTTGGCGTCCTGGCTAGGCACTACGGGCTGGACGGGCACCAGCGTGCCCTTCGTGTCGAAAAATCTTGACACTGGACTCCGAATTCGCTAGCGCGCGACTAGCGTGCCTAACTGCGCGCAGCAGTAGCTATTCCGCATGGATCATCTCGCCGACGAGTCCTAGCGGCCAGGCGCGCAGGCATCGCTCCAGACGCTGCTCCGGCGCTAGACACGCCTCTCTAAGCCCATAGGAAGCCTTCTGGTTGGCTTCTGACATCTTGCCGCTACCACCCCCTAGCGGCGAGGGCCAGACCGCGCTCTATGGCGATCCCAGGGCAGAGTGCGGGTCCTTCCTGGGCTACAACTTATGCGGGAGGCGAAGG